CATCTCCCGCTTTTGTATCACCCAAATAAGTAGTAGTATTATCAAAGTCATATCCGGCAGTATAACTCACCCTCCAGTTTCTCCTACGGCGTTTAAACTTACCTCCACCTGTTAGTGTTACTATTCCCTCATCGTAATATACGAAATAATCCTCCGTATCCTCTTCCTCCCAACTATCTGTGTTACTGGAGCTGTCCCTATACTCCAGCTTAAAACTCTCTCCTTCCATAATCGGATAATGGTCAAGCGTAATACTTTCACCTCCCGTCCCATCGTGAATTTCGTTCGTATAAGTTGTTTTTTTAAAACGCCTTCCCGTATAATCCTCTACAAAGTTTGTGGCTATGTTTATCATCGCCTCGATAAAAGTATCATCCGCAGAAGAATAACTATCCTCCCCGATATAATCCTTCGCTCTATCAACTGTTGTTAACGCATAATCTATTAATGCCATTTATTTATTTTGTTACATATTTTTTTCCAGAATCTTCAGCTGTTACCTCCTTGTCTTTTTTTTCATCACAATAGTTCAGATGTACCGATAACCCCCGTTTCGTTTCAAAGCTTTTTCCACAATACTCACAGCGGAAATACTTTGTTGACTCCTTTTTATTAGAAGTCATCATTTTATCTTTCCGGTTACTAACCTCTTTCTTTTCACTACGCACCACTTTAGCTAAACCCGCCTCATTTAAAGCGTGAGCTTCGTTGTTTGGTACTTCGTATATTTCTCCCCTGTTATACTCTCTATAATCTTTTCGCATCTTCACTTTTTGCATTTGTATTTTTCTTAACAATTTAAACTCTTCTCAGTGTTGGGTTGACTCGTCCCCAAAACCAACCCAACGCTTAAAAGACTTTTTAGTCTCCTATTCCGTCCAAGTAAGCAAACGCACCAAGCAGTATTGCTCGTCCGTCTACTCTCTCAACAGCCTTGATGTCGATAAGATCTCTTGACCATGCTTCATCCGTTGTGTCGGTTGAGCGCACAGCTAAAGACTTTCGATCACCTATCAGATATTTGCTCCAGTCACCGAAGTATAATCGGTCAGTAGGCAAATCATTCTGTCGATACACGTTGTACCCCAACGCAGTATCAGGTAGCCGTTCAGTTTGTCCTGCAGTTCTTCCACCGTTTCTCCAGATGTATCCACCATCATCATCCTTTATTTTTCGCATTCTAGTAATAACCTGTCGATGTCCTATAAATGCAGCATCGGGTGAACGCTGGACACTATCTCTTACCAATTCAACTAAGTCGATAACATCGTCAAAGTTGAATCCAGAACCAACATCCTGATTAGATAACGTTTCAAGCGTTATTCCACGAGGCTGTCCAACTCCTGAACCAGTGAAGAAAGCTTCATCTTCCGCAGTAGCAATATATTTTGCAAACTGCTCATTAATCCAAGGAATCATAGAAATAATTGCATCATCATTTAACTCCTCAGTGATGAGTATTCTTGCAACCAACTTATGTGCGGTTAATGTCTTTTGACCGAACTCAGCAGAGGTTGTCGTCTTTGTCTTTCTCTCCTTAATCCAGTAAGCTTTTCCGTCATTTTCTAAAGTTGGTATATCCAAGGTTTGAGAGGTCATCTCAATTTCCGACCCAACTCGACGCATGACTGCCATATCAGGTAACAATTCATACACCTCGTTATACAACGGTTCCGGTACTAGGTATCCACCATCAGCATCCGTACCCTCGGATAACCCTTTTAGAATAGCCTCATCCTTATTAGTTCTACGCCTTTTGATAAGCGATTTGTAATAGGTAGCAATCTTTTCTTTTTCAGTTAGATTGTCAAGCTCTTTCAACGAAGGTTGCTCTATTGCTCCAAGACCTTTTTCAGGATTGTACACTTTTGATTTAAGTGCTTCAGCGTCCTTATCGCTTCCACCAAGTTTTTCTTGAATCGCACCGACAATTTTTTCTGCTATTTCTTCTCCTAATTTGTCGGGATCCATACTGGCTTCCACTTTACGGTCTTCAGCCTTTTCCTCCGAGTTACTAGCTTTTACCTCACCCTTATCTTCGGCGTCTTTAGCTTTCTGCTCTTCCATCTGTTCCTCTATTAGCTGTTTAATCTTTTTCTCGTCCATATATTTTTACCTCCTTTCTTAAGTAATAATCTCTGTGTGGGACTACCACAAAGCCTAAAATTAATTAATCACGTTTCAATTTTCTTTTTTGATTTTCAGTTTTTCGTTTATCGACTTCTGAATACTTTTCATCAACTCTTTTTTTAACTCGTTTTGTTTTGTTTGTACCCTTTTCCGTTCCTCCCTTTTTTCCCTCTTTGTTTGATTAACAAAGTGTTTTATGTCTCGTAAATTTTTCTTAAACTCCCTAAAGTTTTTGTTGCTTACTAACTCAGCTTCCAAGTCAAACAACTCCTTCAACTCCTGTGACTCCACAAACTTAAAATCTGGTGGAGTCTTATCAAACTGTTCATAGTGTTTTACCAAATGGTCGTATATATCCCTTCTATCATTGTCCGGCACATCAACACCACCCCGAGCACCAAGCAAGGCTGCCATAGCTGCTGCAACCCCTCTCCATACCGTCACAAGATTACCTGCCGTGACATCGTGATGCGGCAATTTATATGCTCCAAACTCCTCAGAATTTTCAGCATCATACCAAGCAAACGCTTCTTTGTATTGATTCCAATCAATGTCATCTTTGTCGGGACCGCCCGTCCACTTCTTTACGTGCTGTATAGCGACATTGGCATCCCAGTTTTGACTTTCCGGAGCAGGATCATACGCTCGATACGGAACAACAGATCTAATATCCACAAACTGTTTTGCCTTCGACTTTTTGAACCCAACACTCTTAGCCCTTTGTACAAACGTAGATTCATGGTTGCTAGGAACCGGTACAAGACTTATTTCCAAAAGTTCCTGCTCTTTATACACGTTGTCTTCTTTTGTGAATGGTAGAAACCCTACGCTAAAGGTGTTTAACAACCCTTCATCGACAAACTTTTTTACCGTACGATTAAACTCAGTAGACTCATCAAACTCCGGCTCAAACATAAGCTTCATATCACCGTCAACCTTTTCTTTCCAAATTCTTTTCACCTTTCCAATTGGTAACCCGTTGTGTGCAACATTTCTATTATGCATCCATAAAAGTTGTGGATTCTGTTCGTAATGCTCCGTCCTCCAACCCTCAACCTCAATTACCTCCCCATCCCTATCCTCCACCGCTGAAGAAGCTATCGCTATATACCCACCATCTTCCGACTTTTGAATATCCGCTGTAGTCTTACGCTCCGTCCCCTCTAGATAAAGAGACTTTACAAACTTCTCGGCTTCCATAGTTGTCCACGCCTCGTTGTCAAATAGATAATTTTTTACTTTTTTTCTGTCCGGTGAATACTGCACCTTAACCGTCGTGTCCTCCGTAAACGTAAACGTATCTAATTTTTCACAAGCCCCCTCAAATCCCGGATTTCGAACTTTATAATAATTGTCGACTTTGTCTGCCATACTTTTTAAAACTCAATTTAGTTGTTATAAAAAAAAGAATGTCCAACCCTACCACCCCTTACAGGTGATTTGATTGGACATTCTGTTGATGTCTCTTACGTGGAGTTCTAAGACCCTCTATTTATTTAATTGTCCAAGTAACTTTATGCCTTACTTTATCACGAATTATTTACATGTTCAACCTTACCTTTTAACGAATCAATTTTCAAAGTGTTAAATGCTCCACACCTTGGACACTTAACTACTATCTGTCCTCTTGCGATAGACTCTTTACACAATAATTTATTACACTTTTTACAACGAAATTCTAACAACATTTAATTCTAGTTTACTTAGAAGTTACTCTAACACGCCTAATATATGCTTATCGATTTTTAATTTTTTTATCTTTACCCTTGTCGTCTTTATCGTCTTCCTGCAAATGGTTCTGTAAAACCTGTGCAGCCTTTTTAACAGTCTCGTGTTCCTGAGCAGTTAACCTCGCCTGTTGTGCAGCGTTAAATAATGCACGCAAGGCTTGTTCCTTTGTTAAATTGTTTTCCATATAAGTATTAATAAAAGTTTAAACAACTACTAACGTTGACTTTTTGAGAGGGTGTATCCGATATCGCATAAAGTGCATTTGTTGAATCGTTGTAACTAATCTCTACAGACTCTCCTGCCTTAAGTCGAGGCGCACCAGTTTCAGTAGTAAGCCCATCCTTGCCAAGCCATATACTGCCAGTATTGTCGTGATCCGCCTGTATGAGTATCTTTTTAGTCTTTTTGGTAAATACTATCTCTACTTGGCTGGTCCCAACCGTAAACTGTTTGTGTTCATAATCCTTCGAAATATTGACTTCTTTGGGCTCAGGTGTATCTATGTCATTTTTGTACGCTTTTTCGGTTATTTCAGAAATGAAAACCAGTAGCTCTTTAATATCTACGTTGTCTTTCGATTGCTTAGAAATATGCTGTAGCATCTTATTTAACAACTCATTATGGTCTTCCAGCTTATCCAATTTACCGGAAACCTCTTTCAATACCTGTACATTGTCATCACCTATAACCCTATCAAGTTCCTCCTTAACCTTTGTAAGTTTTTTCCTACCTTTACTCTCGGTCATCTCTTAAGTTTTTAAGCTCAACTAAGATTTGATTCAAAACCTTATTTTGTTTCTTTAACAACTCGTGAGTTTTTTGTTGTGTCTCCTTAAACCCTTTTACATCAATCCGTTCGGGAGGTTTTGGTATTTCGATTTCATCCAAGTTAGCAACAAAGGTCTCTGAAGTCTTAATATCATCCGGATTAACAACCCGAACCTGTTTCTGTGGATTCATTACCCACACATTTTGCTCTTCCGGTATTTCCATTTTTTGCTTTCTCAATAGACGCACCATCTCAAAAAGCATTTTACGTATTCCGGGTAACTCGTCTACTTTTTGCTCCAACTCTTTTTCTCTCTGTTTGTTAGTATGCTCGATTTGGTGACTAATTCTATCTTTAATTTGCTTAATCGTCTTTTTTGATGACATTTTCAACTTTATCTCTTAATATTTTAAATTGATCTAAAGCTCCTTTTCTATATTTTTGTGCAGTGTTTTTCGCCTCTTCTATAATATCATTAGCTTTTTGTTTAGCTTTGTCTAATATCTTTTCTTTGTTTTTAATTTTTTTATCTATTTGATTAACCTGTTTCTTTTTATTATCAAATTTCTTTTGTAACTCTTTTACTTGCCCTATTGTTTTTTTACGATATTGACGTACCTTTTTATCTGTCTGTTTCTTTTGTTCCCGTTTATAATTATCCAATTCATCATTCAACGCCGCCCGTTGTTGTAGTTTTATATCCTCCAATCGTCGCAACTCATCCCGTGTGTGGTTTTCTTTATTTTTTATCTTTTGTATCTCTTTTTCTGCTTGCCTTATTTCCTCCCGTACCAAAGATTCCCTTTCCATTAGCTCCTCATCAGCTTTAGTCTCCAATCTTTGTTTACGCTGTTTAATAGAGTCTTTTACTTCCTGATAAACCTCCTCCCAAACCTTCTGTTTAACCTTATCACTCGCCCGACTAATATGTTTTGCTTGCTCATCAACAACCTTTTGCTCTATCTCTTTCTGTTGTTGTTTCTTTTCCTTTATCTTCTGCATAACCTCGTTCATAACTTTTTCCACTTTCATCTCTTTTGTCTTCTCCCCAATTGTATCGTATATCTCTTGCTGATAAACCGTAATAGGAATTGTAGTACATCGACAGTGAATAGTTTCAGAAGCTGGTGCATTCGGATCTAGTGGTTGGTTTAGTTTATGCCCTCCCACATCAAATTTTTCGTCTAACCCAACCCGTTGACCATCCGCTTCCGCATGACTCGGTCGTACCCTATCATCCGGAGTAGCCAACCATTCTTTTTGTTCTACCACCCCCGACTGACGATAAGCTTCCATACTTCCAAAGTTCAACGCTCGCAGAACCTCCGTCCTTCCAATTCTACTCGCCCTGTAACCCCGTAAATCTCCATATATATCCGCTACCCTATTACTTAGTTCTGTATAATCCTCTCCCGCCTTTAAACCCGCCTCTATAGATTCTATAAGTGCATCCCGTGTAACTTGATTTATTTCTTTAACAAACTTCTCACCCAATTCGTTTTTTAAGAAGTCTATAACCTCTTCTCGTCCCATGTCCAAACGATTTTGAGCTTTAAGTGGCAATTCTCTTAATTCTTCATTTCCACGTTCCTCAATAACCTTCGCAATAAATGGTCGTATTTTATTGTTCCATCTACTAGTTTCTGCTTTCAAGTCAAACCCAATACTTTCCGCATTATCTAATTTGTTATCTCCAATTAATACCCTACGTCTTTCTAATTTTTGTAACACCTTCTTCTGTTGATCCTTCGACAAATCTTGTACAATTTTCTTAAGTATCTGACTATACAAGTTTGTATGCTCCATAAAAGTTTTCCATCGTGCCACTCTTGTTTCCTCTTTAATGCCTGTAGTAACCGTATCCTTTTTACCGTCTTGTTTCTGATTTAACATTGTTACAATAAGATTTTTAATATCGTGTTTCAATTCCTTGTTTAACTTTCTTATAAACGCACGTTCCGTATCTCGTGGTCGAATAGGTGCCCCGAAGTCAAAATCTTTTCCTACTGCTTTGGTCTTCATGGTAATAACACCGCTTTGTTTCTTATCGCTATCACCAAACAACCCTCGAACAAAATTTCCAATTCCCTCCGTAACCGTAGCGATTGGTTGTATATTAAACGGTTTATAAATCGTATCCCCACCTTCAACCGGATCTAAGTTTAACAAATCCTCCCTAACTTCATTGGTAGACACCCACCCCTGATTTGAA